GTAGTGATGCCGAAGAAGGAGCTGTCATTAACTATATTGGACTAAAGAAAGCTAAGAGACTTTATGGTGATGATGTAGTTCCATTCTCTTATCCTTCAACTCAATGTATTATTAACTTTGATGAATTTCACCAATGGGATGTACCTGAAGATTGTGTTGCTATTGTATCTTATTACAGAAAGAATGATAAAGGTCTAGTGGACTTCTATAAGATTTGTGGTGATAAAGTAGTACAGTCCATTGAATTACCAATTAAGTACATACCTATCTTGAGATTAGCTGGTAATGAAATTTATGAATCTAATCGTATTAACTATGATGGCATTATTCAACAGACATTATCCTTGGAATTAGGTATCAACATTGCTTATTCTACATTGGTTGAACGTGTAGGTAGAAGTGCTAAAGCTAACTATATGATTCATGAAGATTCTCTAATAGCAAAGAGTATGGCAGCTTGTAATGATGATGATACTGTAGCAGTATTGTGGAAAGGTGAACATCAACCAGTACCATTAACAGAATCATTCCAGACTGGTGATTTACAAGCTACTATTTCTACTTGCCGTAGCTTAATGGAAGATACTTTAGGTGTTCCATTAACAGGTATAGTAGACCAGAAAGAAAGAACCGCAACAGAAATTCTTAGACAAGAAATCTCTAAAGAAAGTAATACTGCTAACTATTATAATAATGCTTATAAAGCTATTCGTATTCTAGGAAAGATTATTACTCAAATGTTGACTGGTGGCGAAGAAATAAGATTCACTCTTGAGAATGGTCCTTCTATCATTACTCGTCAAATGAAGCAGCGTCAAGAATTAACTGCATTGGCTACAATTATGCCAGATAATATGAAGCCAGTTATTGCTAAGTACTTTGCCGATACATTGAAGAATGATTTAGGTGATGATTTGTCTCGTAATATAGTTGCTAACTTACCACAAGATGTTAATTTCATTAGTGATACAGTTGACCCTTCTGCTATTCATCAACTCAATCAGATGAAAGCTGCTATGGATGATACTATGAGTGAACTAGAGAAGATCAAAGCAGAGAATGAACAGTTAAGACAACAGTTGAATACTACACAAATTAACATGCTCAATAATCGTGAACAAAGAGAACTTGACTTTGCTAAGTTCCAAGTAACTGAACAAGATAAGATGACTCTTGAAATGGCTAAGTTACAACAGAATGGAGTAAAGATTGACAATGATGCTATGATTAAGCAACAAGAACTTAATCTTAAAGAAGCAGAATCCAATATGAATCAGCAAGAACAAGTCAATGATGCTTACATTCAAGGTATCAACGATACATTAAATGGTGGTGTATAATGTTATTTAAAGTTCTAACATTTAAAGGTGGATCTGGTAATGCTCTTAAATCTGGTGATAGACAAGCTACACTAAGACAATCCAATAGTGAACATAATGCTTTACTAGATGTTACCACATTACCAGAATATAAAGCTGTAATGGCTATGCCACCAGGACCTCAAAGAAATATAGCCATTGCAGCTCTTAATGCTAAAGCTCAATTAAGAGAAAGAGAATATGCTAAGTATTGGGATGATGAATTACCACGAAGACCCATAACACAATCTTCTTCATTCATTGGAGATATTCAATATGACCCTTATTCAGAGTTAATGACCGTTAATGTTGGTAACAAATCTTATGCTTATTCTGGTCAAAGCCCAGATGATGTTGCTAACTTTATTAACTCTAGCTCATTGGAGAAGTATTATAACGATACTTTGAAATAATACTACTTGCAGTAGTTATCTAATTATTAAATTGTATTAAGATAACGGTGGTCTTTATACTTAATTTAATTACACCGGTTCATGGAGCTGTCACATGTCAATGACAACAGAACAAGCAATGTCTTATCTATCTACAAATGATACAAATGATATAGACAAGCAGAACGTAGTTGAAGATAAATCTATAACCAATGACCCATCATCAGAAGTTAAAGATGAATCTCCTAAATCAGAAGAAATTAACGTCGCTTCTACTGACAATACTACAAAGGTTGATGATACACAGAAAGAATCTGCCAACCCCAATAATGACGGTCATTCTACAATGGAAGAAGTCAAAGGAAGTGATGAGCCTAAGACTACGGATGTTGAAGATGGAAATAAGAGCAAGAAATCTCATAAAGAACAACGAGATTATGCTTATATTAGAGAGAAGCAGAGGCGTAAAGAAGCTGAAGCTAAAGTTAAAGAATTACAGTTCGCTCTAGAGAAGTACAAAGGATTACAATCTAAAGACTTTAAAGATAAAGATGGTAATACTGACTATGATGCGTACACTAATTGGAAATTACAAGAACGTGATATGCAGAATGAAGTTCAAAGACTTCAAAGAGAACAATTAAATCAAGAACTTGAACAAGATAGAATTACTACTGAACGTTGCTTTAAAGGTCAAGAATTAGAAGATTATAATAATCTTATTCAGACTAAAGGTAAAGTATTTGCGGATACGATACATGAATATGATAATAAGGATGTAATCTTTAAGTATCTTGATACTGTTGATGATTATCCTATTGTATTGAGAGAATTGATGACTAATTCTAGTAAATGGTTGCCTCAAATCTTTAGAAGTAATCGTTATTCAAGAGCTGTCATTAAAGACTCTTCTACTCTAGAAAGAAATACTGCTAAAGTTGTTGAACAAATTCTTGATGAATACTATAATAAAGATAATTCACAAGCAACAACTCAACCGGTTAATCCTGTAAAGAATCACATTCCTATTATTGGGAAGCAAATTACACAATCAAATTCTAGTGGTACTGATCCGAATGGTTCATTATTGACTAGTATAAATTCAATCAACAATTATCTTCGCAAGAATAAGCGTAGATGAGGAGAATAATATATTATGGCAAATACATTTAATACAAATAAGAGAAGTGAACTCGTTCTAATTCGTTCTGCTGAAGCAGCTCCATACTTGACAGTTGGTTCTAAGAATTACTTGAAGGATCAGCTCGTTGGAAAGCGTAATGATCAGTCTTACGAATTCGTTATTCGTGGTGCTGGTGAATATGTTGAAGGTATGGACATCTCCAACAGTGGTTCGGAAGATTTAATTGAACGCAAGGTAATCAAGACAATTCGTATTGGTAATGTTAAGGTTAATACTAACTTACTTGAGAAGGTTACCGATGTTAACTGGGATAAAGAAATTGCTGAACCTTATGGTGAGAAGGTTGCTAAGGGTCTTGTCAATTCTGTATTGGCAGATGACATTGGCTTACAGAACACCGCATTCGTTGGTACTGGTTGGCTTCCATTGTTCAAGGCTTCTAACTATCTTGAATCTATCTCTAGTGAATCACAGTATGCTTTCGTAGACCCAATGGTTGAATCCGTAATGCAGTCTAGTGGTAAGGGATTTGGCCCAGCTGGTGATGTTGAACCAAGATTCCAGAAGGGATTGAAAGGTATGATTGGTCAGGCTGAAGTTCGTGCTCAACAGGGTATGCCAACACTTGAAATCTCCGATGCTTTGGCTTCCGAACTTGCTTCTGCTACTGTTGCTTCCTATGCTACTGGTACAGATTACGATACATTGACCTTGAATGGTGTCACAGAAGTTATTCCTGCTGGTACTCCATTGTTCATTAGTGGTGTCTATGCTACCGATATGGTTGGTGTTAAGACTTCTGCTTTGAAGGCTTTCATCGCTATTGAAGATGCTACTAGTGGTGTAGTTAAGGTTCGTAAGACAGACTTTACTGGTCATGGTACTCGTGAAGCTTGCGACATCAATGATGCTAACATCGTTCTTTCCGACCTTGCTTCTAAGAATCTCGCTAACCCAATTAAAGCAGGTGTCTACTTTACTGGTATCTTCCGTGTAAATGGTGCCTTTGAATTTGACTCTCTCCCAGAATTGGATTGGTCTAATGCCGAATCTCGTGTTACATCTCCAGATGGCATTACTCTCCACGAAGGTCGTGCAGTTGATGTATTTGCGGGTTCTAACAAGACTCGTTGGGCTATCGCAGCTGTTGCTGGCATTGTTGAACCACGTGGATGTGCTTATGTCTGCATTAAGGACAGTACTGCTAACCTCATTGCTCAGTAATCCATAACTAAATAATATAACAAATAATAAAGACCCTAGGATAATTCCCGGGGTCTTTCTGTATTATAAAGAAATATATTAAATTATGTGAACAGTTCTATATACTTCATTTGTGAACCTCTACTTTGTGCGTAATAAATTCGCTATAATAATCATTCAATTCTTCTCTACAGTGTGCTTCAATTATATCTTGTTCTAATTTATCTTTCTTCTTACTTTCATAGTAATGAATCGCAGCCGTATAAGCTATACGATAAGAATAACTATAAATCTTTCCTTTATCAGGATTAAATCCAGTAATATATTGTAATAGTTCCATATATTGTTGTTCTATTAACTCTTGTCTTTCTAACAATGGCTTATTCTTGAATCGTCTATGTTCCTGTACTATTAGACAAATAGTTAGAATATAAATGCCATATCTAGTATTCTCTTCTTTGGTAAGTTCTTGATTGTTCTTTAATTTCAATACTAAGTCTGTAAAGTCATTAGAATCTAAATCATAATACTTAGTATAATCTGGGTCTTTATATGAGATTGTGGTATTTCTGCGTCTATTTGGGTCTTTCCAGTGTGGGATTAACATTCATTATACTCCTAGGTTAATTTAATTTAATTACTATTATATTTATATACTTAATCCTAATTATTAAATAAAGTTAACCTTACAATCATACAGCTATGCCTTGGAGGAAGGAGAAATATGATAAATGAATTAGATGAAGTTCAATGGTCTTACTTACTAGAACCGACATTTCAAATAGAGAATAGTGCGGGTAAGCCATTAACAGATGGATGGATTGAAGTCTATATTCACGGTACAAGAACTAAATACTACTGTGCTTCTGACTTTAATGGTACTTTACATCCATTTAAGATAGCATTAGATAGTCTAGGTTCTAATATAGTATTAGCTAGTCCAGCTCATTCTTATGACATTTATGTGTATAATAAGTATGGAAGCTTAGTAATGAGTCGCTATAATGTAGTTCCTGCTACAGGTGATGGAACTGTTGTTAGTGATGTTGCTATTATTTCTTCTAATGATAATAGTGTAAGTGTATCTTCTACAGACCAGACTAATTGGGATTTATCTATTCAAGATACTATTGATAGAGTATCACAGAATGAACAAGACATTTCCACTATTAATGGAAATATAAGTGGGTTAGACAATAGAGTTACTGACATTGAATCTACATTACCTAACAAGAAGGATGTACAGACCGCACTAGAATTTACTGGGTCTGCTACTAAGACAGTCAAGAAGATTACACAGAACGCTAATGGCGAAATGAATGTGGAATTTGAAGATATAGACTTGCCACAAGAAGTCCCAAATGTCAATGTTACTTCTAGCGATAGTTCTGTTGAAGTTACAACCACTATTGACCCAGATACAAATACAAAGACCTTTGACTTGTCTGTCGCCAATGATACAACAGAAGTTGAATATGGAAGATTCATTGCTTCCAATGTTACTGCTACTGCAACTTTGATAAAGACAAGAGGGAATATAGAACTTTCTAACAATAAGATACAGTTGAAAGGTGGTAGTCTATATCACTTTACTCTTCGTGGTTCTTATCAAGCTACATC